ATGCCCAGCGTCTGATGACACTCAAAAATCCCATGTCGATCACTCCAAATACCCCCAACCAAAACCGTCGGGGCAGTGTGTTCACATGGGTCAATTCTCAGTGACAATTTATGGGGCTACCGGGTCAGTTCTCAGTGACAATCAACACGTCAGTGCCTCGAAGCGTATGCCCCTGGGTGCCACCCACCTGGTGCAAGGCAATGGCCGGATAGTCATCACCTTGAGGGCGCGCACCCCAATCGACACGGTTGGCGCAGAGTGCGGCCACCGGGGCTGAGGCGCGCAAGATCGCGCGCAGTTCAATATGCATTGCTACATCCTTTTGGCCGCACGACGCTCAGCGCGGGCGATGGCTTTGGACAGCTCCGCCCAGAGATCCTCGCCCAAGCGCTTCAGCATGGCCTGGTGATCGCGGTCCCAAGCCGGACGTGCCCAGGGCTGAGGGGCTTGGTGTTCGTTGCCGAACTCCGTGTTATGCGCCTGTGGCAGCGGACCAGCCCCCACAAACATCTCAACAGCCGCCCGGTCATCACGGAACATCCTGCGATGCTGGGCACGCTGGTGCGGGGAGAGCTTGTCACTCACCGCGATACTTTCCACCAGATCACCATCTCCTCGAGGAGCCGCCAGCCGCATCAGCTTGGCCATTGGCTCTGCCGAGGTCTTCAGCGCGCGGCGCAAGACACCTTTGCCTGCCGCCTTGCTCAAAGCGTCCAGCTCCTCTTCCAGCGCGCTGAAGCCCTCAACTTGCATCTCAAAAACCATCGCTAGACCTTCGCAACAGCCGTGATCTCGAGAGCGCGATTACGCCCACGACAGTTTTTGATGCCGAGGATCGCGAACTCAGTGCCGCCAGCTCGAATGAGATGTTGCGGTGTCAGACTCTGCGCAAATGCCCCATGACGAACAATGAAACGCGCTATCAACGAAGCGTCATACGCGCCGTTGCGCCATTTCTCCCCATCCGAGACATCTCGACGCGCAGCCCACATCGTTTCGCCAACTGGGATATGATCATTGCGACGCTGCATCCCGTCATCCACCTGGACGGGCTCGAGGAACTGAACCTTCACCTTCGACATTTATGCCTCCGCACAAATGCATGGACGCCGATAGCGGACCTGCCCAATCAAATGACGCACTTGGAACGATACGCGTGCGGCCTCTGGCTGATCCTCGATGGCGGTTTCTGCGTCCATCCATTCTTTTGCGATCAGAATGATTGCTCGGCGCAACGTCCGCGTTTCCGGTGCATTAACTGCATGGCCGATAGTGGCCACTACACGCACCGTTTCAGCGGCCAAATCCAAATCTGAGGCCAAAATGAGCTGTGGTTCATTTTGACCATCAACAAGACGATACTCACCCGCTGTCAGCAATGAGGTAGAGCCATCTGTCAAAACCACCTCGACCGTTTGGATCGACGACACTGGCGCACACGGCAGCCACCACCGTCGCCACGCACCTGCAGCGACGGTAAATTCATACAAGACCGGCGAGAATGCACGTCCTGTCGCGGTGAAGACCAATTGCTGCGCGGCTCCAATCAGCGCCGCAAGCGCGCCATCATCTTCAGCGTCCCCTTCATAGAGATGGACGGATCGCTTGAACTCTTCGATTGAGACGGCCAGTGGCAACTCGCCTTCACCCACGTACTGCATGCGTTACCTCGCCCGCCTTACTTCTTCGCGCCTTGTTTCGGCGGCTCACCAGAAGGCGATTTGGCCGTATCTTCGGTATTTTCGGCTGCCGGTTCTGTCGACACGCTGGCTGCAAGCTCTGCCTCACGCTGCGCAAGCGCATCTTCGCGCGCCTTCAAATCTGCCTCGCGGGTGTCGAGCTCGCCGCCCTTTGCCACAATCTCTGCCCGCGCATGCTCGATCATCTTCTGCGCTGCGGACGTGTCGACGCTCAGTGCAACAGTTTCCGCTTTGGCATTTGGGTCATAGGGTTTGCATACACCCTTGGGCCACGCGGCGACGGTCTCAGCCGTAAAGCCTGCGACATCACCTTTGACGTAGCGGCCATGTGTTTTCAGAAACTCAACAATTACTTTTTCCATTTCAGCAATCCTTGTCTTGTCGGGAGGGTTAAACCCCGGCGCTTGCCGCCGAGGTCACATCACGAATGTGGCGATCAGAGAGACCAGCCGACACCGTTGAGGCCTGCGATGGCCTCGTCGTGCATCGGGGCCATGTCGTGCTCTGCAATGGCCCGCATCAGGGTCAGATCGTTCTGGAAGGCCGACACCGTGTCGCCGGCTTGGTTTACAAAGGCGGCTTCGGTGCTGGATCCGAAAGAGATCTGCATCGCGTCGCCGATCATGATTTCCGCAAAATCTGCGAAGTAGATCTCGGTTTCATCGCCACCAGCGCCCAGGTTATCGGGGATCTGCGAGGTGGTGCGGATCGGATAGCCATGCAGCGTGCCGCTGTCATCGATGGACGGGAACACCTTGAAGCCATTGGGCCAACGCAGGCTTGCGAGGAAGTTCTTGGCCGAGGCGCGCATGATCCAACCGGGCGCGGCCATCGCGACATTTGCATCTTCGACCTTGCTCTTGATCCGGCGAATAGCAGCCTCAACCACCGCAGGATCGTTGCCCGCGACCGCAGCCTGCCAATGATCGGCCAACGCCCACTGGCGCAAACCTTTCGGCAGGTTCCCGGTGCCATCAAAGCGCAAAAACGCCAGATCGTTTTTCAGCCCCATTTCGAGAATGATGCTGTCGCGGACCAAGATCGCAATGGAAGCACTGGAATGCCGCAACAGCGAATTGCCGATGGGAACCAAAGACGTGAGCTTGCGGAACTTCTCTTCCACTTTGTCGAAGGTCGGCTCGCTCTCGACAATTGCGGCATTCTCCGCACCGTAAGCCGCCGAGGCCGGAGTTGCCTGGCGCGCGTTGCGCAACTCACCAGCGGGCATATCATGGATGCGCGCACCAGAGGCCCGCACTGTCACGCGCGGACGCAAGAGGCCGATCACCTGTTGAGCCTGCGGACGCGGCAGCGTGACGCCACCGGCGCTCTCTGTCGCACCAGACAGCGCCGCCGAAATCGCTGAATGACCTTCTTGCTCAAGCCGCGCAGCCGCACGGTCCCGGTCGCCGCGTGCATTGATCAGGGCATGAGCCATGAACCCGACCTCAATCCCCTCATGGTCCGGGTCTTTGGGCGTTGCCATCGCAACTGGAGCCGCTGGAGGCGTGTCGATTTCGGATGTTGCAGCGGCGGCCTTCGCCCGCTCGACGGATTCAGCCCGTGTCACTTTGACCTGCAATGACTTGAACTCGCTTTCAGCGGCCTCAAATGCAGCGACAGCCGTTGCGAGCGCTTGTTCATCCGTGTCCTCAGCGGCCTCCAGATCTTCAATCGCCTTGGCTTTGACTTCCATGTCATCCGCCGATGCTTTCAGCATGCGGCGCAGATCGTTGATATCCATGTTTCTTTCTCCTTTTCACATGGAGGACTGCACGCGCGCAGCCCAATTGGCCTCGCCGCATTCGCGCGAGGGGAACACTGATCCTCACAGATCAGCGCAGATGAGAATGATTGAAATTGTTAGAGAGAGGCCGAAGCCTTAGCGGCTGCGGCTTTGGCGTGATACGCCCGCGACCGGGGGTGCTTTTTCGGCGCGTAAAGACCGGCGACGCGCGACATGAACGAGGCTACAGTTTCGATCTGATCAACCAGACCTCGAGAAACTGCATCCTCATCCCAAAACACATCACCGCCCATTTTGTCATCATCGGTGCGGCTCATACGCCTCGGCACATCGTCAACGGCAATGCCACGCCCCTGCGCTACGGCGCTTAGGAACTCCGCCTCCATCGCGTTGAGCCGGACCATCGAAATTGCCTTTCCCTCATCGGTGGAAAGATCGGGGCGTTTTGCCCCTGCATGCTCCGAGGTCAAAATATAGATCTGGTTGCCGGTCTCTCCGGGCTGCACTGGCTGATAGGCTGTCAGCATCGTCCCGACCGATCCTACCCAACTGCCAGGGCTCGCGCTCAAATCCTGACACTGGCTGGCAAGCCAATAGCCCGCCGACGCCGCCAAAGGATGCACCAAAGCATGCATGGGTTTCGCCGCCGCGCAGGCCTGAATAGCGGCCACCGCAGATTGAATGCCCATCACAGCCCCGCCTGGCGTATCGAAGAACAGTACAACCGCTT